GGGATTTGGTCAAGGCCCCTATCCGGTTTCAAGCCCGCTTATGTGGCGGCTCTGGGAGCCGGACGGTGCATGTAACCTTGTTGATATAACAGCGACGGATGCCGTACCCATGCCGGGAGGCTTTACAGGTGGTATTGGCTCGACCCAGGCCGCGCAGGCAGGATGGTGTGGGAAGTCAGATGAAAAATCCTACTGTCTACGGCAAAGCAGTATTAGCCCGTCCCCTGAACCTAGCGCGACAACTCACTACGGTTTTACCTATTTTGGTGAACAGACCGGAGTGGGCGTATTTATGGGATTAACTGAACCCTGTTTTACCGGCACGGAGTGGACAAAATACGGCAATGATTTCTATTCCCTGGTCGATTGTAGCGGCGCTAATCTAGGCCGGTTGGCTCGCTGGACCATGCCGCTTGGCGGCAATGAGGTTCTAAAAAGAACGCTTTATCTCGGGGGCGTGCCGGTGCCTACGGCGCCATTCCCTGGTCTAACATCGTTAACCAACATTCATGGTATGCAGGCAACCGCTAACTTTCTCTATGTTGGCGCATATGACTCGGCCGGTGGACACCTTAACCCTAAGATTTTCAAACTCGATAAAACGACCCTGGATTTGATCGACACGATAGAAATTGACGATGCTAATTTCTTTTCCGATCCGTCGATCGACTTCCTCAACTTTCACGTTTTCAGCGATGATCTGATTTTCCTTTTATCGACAACCGCGGTTGCGGGCGGAACGGATTTGCATATCGGATGGGTCAATCCGAACACCGCCGTGTTCACTTTGATAGACACGGTTTCGCAGACTTGCATAGATTTCTATGCTGGTTCGACTTCAGCCTCTCAGACGAGTCAATTCTTCTATCGGGATAATCATTTCTGGTTAAGCAGTAGCGGAGGCGATGTAGTGAAAATCGGTGAGTTGTTGTGTCCGTCAGACCCGACTATGCCGTGGGAAAATGAATAAGCGAATTTATAAACTCTGTTCTAACTGTGGCATGGTGGGCGTATGGGAGTTCAAAGGGTGAGGGAATCGGCACTATCGGCGCTGCAAGTTTTGCGGCGTAACAAAAAGGGTACTCTCCAAGTGATACCATTTAGGAGTTCCCATATTCGGGCATTACTGCCCGAGCCTACCGACCACGACCTAATAATGGCGGTCAGGGCGGAACAGACCGGCCCGGCCTGGACTATCTGTTATTACGGTATGCCGATCGCGTCGGCGGGATGCTCGGTCCAAAAGCCCGGTGTGGGCGAGGTGTGGACCATGCTGACGCCACTAGCTAAACGCTATCCCTTGTTCCTTCACCGTGCAGTAAAGGGCTATTTGGAAGCGGTCCTGGCTGAACTAGACGAGGTATGGGCCGCGTGTAAAGTAGGGGATCACCAGTGGCTCGAACGGCTTGGAATGTTCCACGTGGAACGGGCAGAAATGCCTGAATTATATCAACGGCTTGGGCCGGATAAGATGTTGTTTGTGAGGCGGAAATGAAGTTCGACTTACTCGACCATTCTCTAAGTGACCGTTTCGCCTTGGGCCAAATGGGTCAGTGCTATGAATGGCTAATGGCGATGTTCGGTCAAGCTGGCGCTGGTAGTGCTTATGCTACGAGCGCCAGCACGATGGCGGCTGAAAGTGCCGCGCTGGCTCAATCTGGGGCTACGGCAGCATCGGTCACTTCAGCCGGTCAAGCGGCGATGGCCGGTCAAGCATTCAGTGCGGCTGTGCCCTCAATGCTTCAATATACCAGCCAAGGCGCGACCCTACTCCAAGGGGTAAGCGGCTATGCCAGCGGCAATCAGAATGCGGCTTATCTCAAGGGAGCGGCTCAACAGGCCAAGATGGTAGGAGCGGCCAACAAGAATCTATCGGATGCCAGGGGCCGGGCTGTGCTAGGCGAACTACGCGCGGGCATAGGCGCGCAGGGATCCACGATGTCTGGCTCGCCCATGCTGGTCTATCTGGACAGTGTTAGGAACGCGGCCATTGAATCGGCCAACGAGTACTACCAAGGCGAAATCGGCGCGGCCGGCTACAAGGAACAAGCAAGGTGGGCGAAACGTGGCGGAGAAGCCGACTTATGGAGCGGGATAGTCGGAGCCGCGGCGCCACAGCTAAAGAGTCTCGGCTCAAGATTGTTGGGGTAAATCATGCTGCAAACCGATTACACGATAGATCACTACACTGGCACCGGGGCACTTACTGATTACGCATTTACATGGCGCATTCTCCAAAAGAACGATCTCGTAGCGATCACCAAGGACACTAACGACGTTGTGACTACGCTCACGCTCGATACCGACTACACGATAGATAACGCCTACGTCAACAACTCAAGCGGCGGAAGCATCGTCCTGGCTACCGCGCTGGCCGATGGTACCCAGCTATTTCTCACCCGGCAGACTGACCTAACTCAACTCGTCCATCTTGAAGAAGGCTCCCCCATGCCCTCGTCAGTATTGGAGGAAGTATTCGATCGGCTGACCATGATTACCCAGGAACTTAAATACTTGTTCCGCCAGACCCTTCACTTCCCGGACTCGTCCTTGTCCCTGGACGTGGAAGTTGCCGACCCTACTGCCGGCTCGCTCCTTCAGTGGAATGCCGCGGCTGACGGCGTGCAGAACGTCCTAGCTTCGACCCTGGAAATCACGCATACCGTTGTCGACGTTGCGCTAAACGCAGGCGATTCGACGGCGATCGTCACGCATAATCTTAATAATATAGGTGCGAAGTTAATCGGCTTTAGCTCGACGTTTCACACGGCGTTTAAGTTTGTTTCTCAGACGGCTGACACTATTACTGTGGAACTGACCGTACAGGCGCCGGCTGGTGGCGGCACTCTGACCTTTGAGGTAGCAATCTAGTGCCAGATTTACCGCGCATATACGCGAGATCGAACATCGAGTTTTCCGGGCCATTGGCGCGAACTACGCCAGAGCAATTTGGCGCCGGGGTGTTCGGCAATATAGCTGAAATATTCAAGCAGATCACGGTTGACTCTGAAGCAGCGGAGGCGCGTCAGGCAATTGCCGTAACCCGCGAGCGTATCAAGGGCGCCGTGCAGCAGAGTAACGATAACTTACCGGACCCGGATGCTTTTAATACGACAGCTAACGATAACGTCAAGAGCGTTTATTCAAACTCTCTCAGCGCGCTTAGTTCTAACCGGGCGCGTAAACTAGCCGAAGCCGGCTTGGCGCCGGTAATGGTCGACGCCCAAAACGATGTTGCTCATATCTTTAAGCAGAAACAAGTATTGAAGGGCAGGGCGGCAATCAACGGCACCCTCGAAGTACAGGAAAGAGAATTGGCTAATTCTTTCAGACAGGAAGATATTCAAGCCAAGGAAACTGAAATCGTTAACACCATGAGAATGGGAACGGATAGCGGGTTTTTTGGACCGGACGAAGGCAGGGCAAGGGTCCAATCAATCAAGGAACGCGATTCGTTTCGACGCGGTATTACAGCTCTTGAAAATACCAGTGACCCGCTGACGACATTGAGCAATCTTAAAAAACAATTGCCGTTTCTCGATCCCGATAAAACCATGCAACTACTTGGGGTTGCTCAACGACGTAAAGCCGACATTGACCGCGAAACGGAAAAGGAACGTGAACGCTTAAAGAACATGGCATTACTCAACGACACGATGATAGCAGTTAGCGGAGCGCCACAGATACCGGGCCAAGTAGACCGCAACGCTAGGGAGTTTGGTTACACGGCGGCCGATTACAGGGCGCTGACAGGCGCGATGGAGCAAGGCGGGATTACCGACCCGAACGAATATACAAGGCTCGAAGTATTGATCCGTACAAACCAATTGACCGATTACAATCAGATAGCTGCTAATCGCAGGCTGGATCGTGGAGCGAAGTCGGCTCTGATGGGACTCGTGGAAAAACAAAGCGATGCTCGCACGGAAAAGCATTTTTCTAAATTGCCAGAATATCAGGAAGCATCTAAGGAGCTACGGCTTGCGGTATCGGGTAAGGGCCAACTTGAAAGTCTCAGCGAAGGCGAACAACAGAGATATTTATCCGGCCTGAAAGAACTATGGAACCGTTCGGAAAAGGGCGAAAATCCCATGTCAGTGTCGCGCGAGTTACAGACGCGCATACCGAAAGAACCAGTACAGGAAACCAAGCCGGCATTCTTCCCGAGCTATCAAAGTGAGGATGAATTAGTAAACGCATTTAAGAGCGGGAAGATTGACCGGCAACGATTCAACACGGAAGCGGCCCGGTTAAAGCAATGGCAGCAATACAACCGCTCCCAAACTCAACCACAAACTGCACCGGAGCCGGGTAAGTCGAGGCGATAATGGCCGACAACATTGCAACTGATTATTTACAAGCCAATCGCTTTGATGCCGAAAAAAGGGCCGGCGACGAATTGCTGAATAAGTTCGGTCTTGACTCGTTCGGTCAAGAAATGTCTGGAGCAAAGCCGCAACCGGCAGCAACCGGAGCCTTGCAACATGCAGCGGGCGCCGGCGAGCGTATCCGTAAGATCAAGTCCGATCAGGCCAAAGAGCCGCAACCGTCATTTATGAAGGATGTTGTCGGCGGCACCATCGCTGAAGTGCCGCGGGCGATTGTCGGCGGCGTTCAAGACGCCATGAAGGAAATGTTGCAATCCGCCGATTCCTTAGCCGACTATTTCAGTAAACTGACTGGCACAACAAAGGGGGGGGCTTTTGGCAAAGCGGCAGAAATGGTGCCAGAAGTGGCCGGCGAAAGCACGACGCCCGGAGGTAAACTTCTTCGCGGTATCTCTCAGTTTGCAACCGGCTACGCTACTGGCGGAAGGGTAGCTGGCGCTGCCGGTGTTACCGGGCAAGCGTTGAAGCCCCTCATGGCCGGCGCGTTCTCAGACTTGGCGGCATTCGATCCCAAC